CCGTCGAGCACATGCAGCCAGCCCTTGCGGCCGTAGATGCGCACGCGCCTGCAGCCCTCGCGCTTCGCGTAGGTTTCAATCTGGTCGATCAACGGAAGCCAGCGCCTCATGTCGCTGCCGCCGCAGACCGTGATGATGCAGACCTTGCCAATTTCGGAATTGATCAGGACGGTGGCCGCCGCGGATTCAACGGTTCGTCCGTTCCACGCCATCCACAACAGGCTGCGGCCTGCCAGAATGTCAGCTTCGATATCGGCAAACGCGTTCAGCCTGGTGCGGTAACAGGCCGCCTTGAGCAAAGCGCTGACATGCGGCCAGATCTCGCCGACCCGTTTTGGATCGACGCAAACAAGCTCAACCGAGGATGGCATATAAAAAGGTGCGTCCCGCGGTGGCGCTATTGGTATGCGTGATGGTGAATGACCCGTTCGCCACCGCAGAGACGTACATGTTGCCGCTGGCGACCTCCGCCGCAGCAGTTGCGGTCGTTGCCGTCAGGATAGGGGTAGAGCCGATCGCGCATGAGCCGGTGCCTTTCGGCGTGACCACGGTTGTTGCGCTACCTGTCGCGAGCGTCACGGTTCCGACAGCGTTTGACCGGCCCGCCGCGAGTTGCTGCAGGGACAGGATGATTTTCTTGGGATCGGTCTCGGTAATTCCGGGAACATAGGCTGTCATAGCGTGCCGTTGGTTGTGAGATCGGGCACGACCCCGGCGCAGAAAGTCCAGGTCGTCCCCGCGGGAATTCGCACCTTGAATCGCGAATAGCGGGTGTCCCGTCGGACGTCGCAGCGGCCGGTTCGTGCATTGACCAGCACTTCCGCGCCTGCAGTGGCCGTCGCCGACGGCGTATCGCGATAGGAGACCGAGCCATACAAAGCGGCTGCATCAGTGATCGGACGAAAGCCCCGTATGGTGATGCGGTTTTCGTCGGTGCCCTGCTCGGCGCTTTCCATCGTCGCCTCGAGATTGGCTCCCCTGAAGAATCCGAGCACATGGGAGCCCGAGAATTGCGCGATTTCCGGCTGCACGGCGGTCGCGTAGGCGTCGAGGCTCAGCGTCAGCGCGTCCAGCGACGACGAAATGCTGTCGAGATTTTCGAGCGTCAGCCCGGTTTGCGAGATGCCCAGCAGATATTCGCCGGTCGACAGCAGCGGGAAAAACCGGTCCAACAGGAAATCATAGCCGAGCATTTTGTCGTAGGTCCCGACCGTGCCGGAGACGGATTTGTAGGCCCAATATATCCGCGTGCTGCGCGGGTCAGCCGCGCCCATGAAAAGTTGCAGGTTGCCCTTGTCGAGGTCGGCGAGGAAGGTGCGGTCGACCTTTTCCCGGCCGATCTGCTCGGGTACTCCGCCCGGCTCGATCTTGTGAAAGCCCTGGCCGGCATAGAAGAAAATCTTCTCACCGGCCCGGATGATCGAGTATGGCGCGTAGAGGCCCTTGTCCTGGGTGATACGGTCGATCTGGAAGATGATCGGCGACCCCGGCACGTAGGACATCCGCCGGATCGCCTGATCCTGAAAGATGATGCCGCTTTGGTCTCCACCCGCAACACCCCGAACAATCCCCCCGTCGGGGAAGTCCTGAAAGTCGGAACTGTTGGTTCCCGAAGTCCAGCTTGCCGAGGAATTGAAGTCGTTGAGGCCGGACCACTGAATGCGGTATGGGCTTGAGATCAGTCCGGAAAGAACGAGAAACCGCCCTACCACACTGATGTAAGCGGCCTGAGGAGGTGAGCCCGACGATGCAGCGAACGCAGTTGAACTCGTCAGGTCGAAATACTGCAAAGCAGCGTTTGCCTGCGTGGCAAACACGAGATTGCCAGTTTGCGCGAACTGCCAGTTCGCAGTTGAGCTCAGTGCGCCATAGGTGCTGCCGCCCAAGGAAACGTCGGTCCATGTGTAATTGGTATTGTTGAGCTGGTAGAGCTTCGTTGAAGTGCCGGCGAAGGTGATAACCGTTCCGTCTTTCTTGAGAGCATAGAATGCGCCGCGACAAGAGGCGGGGAGCGCCGAAGAATAAGCCGAAAAAGCAGGGAATGGCCCATAGCCGTCGCCGCGCGGAATCACATTCAGGATGTTCCGTGTCGCCTGGCCTTCATAGTCGCTGACATCGGGGCGATAATCGCCGGTAGCAAGAAGCGGCATTATTCACTCGTCCAGGGATCGGGTTGAATGACGGCGGGAATCCATGTTTCGGCCTGCTGCGGTTCGGCCGTCCATGTGCCGGATGGCACTGGCATCGGCGTCCAGGCCTCGCCTTGAATGGCGCTGCCGCTCCAGTTGTCGATATCGAACGGTCGCGGAAACCATGCGACGAAATCCCGGGTATAGTTCGCGCCAAAGCCGGTGAAGACGAAGGATCCGGCGACGGACGACAGCGATGTGCCGAACGACGTCGGCTTTCCGATGAAGGCGTGAGTGCCGGCAGAGGACAAAAGATTTGCCGCGAAGCTCGCCGGGTTGCCCGCTACCGAATAGCTCCCTTTGACGCCGGAAAGCTGAACCGAACATATCGCTGCACTGCCGGTGATTGCATAGCCGCGGGTCGAACCCGAGAGCGCGATGCCGAACGCTGCCGGGTTGCCCGTGAGCGCAAGAACACCCGAACCGGACAGCTGCGTCGGCTTGAAAACAGCCGCCTGTCCTGCAATCGCATACGAACCCGCACCTGCGGCCAAAACAGTATTGGTCAGCCCGATGGTAGGGAGTTGTCCGAGCGCAAGGCGCCCGAGCGCATTAAAGCCGAGCAGCGACATTACGCGGCCGGTGCGGCCTTGGCCGCAAGATCTTCTGCACGCCAAACATCGGCGATGACGGCGATAGGGCTGCAATCTCAGCGGTGGTGCAGGTCTTGCCCGCAACGGTATCGCTCTGTGCGGCCACGGCGGAGAGATCGCGCGAAGTCGAGGGCGTGATTTCTTGCGACACAACGCTACCATCCGGAGCAGTCTTTATCCCTTCACGAAACACTGCCACGACACGATCGGTCCCTTTCGTCGCCTCGATGTTGACTCGCCATGTTCGCTCCAGCGATGCGAGGACGAGCGTTTGGGCCCCTGGGTCAATTGCCATCCAGATTTCTCTTTAGTTCTGTGCCATGATGTTCCAGTTGGTGCCATCGGATTGCATCAACGCCCATTTGCCGGCAGAATTTCCAAGGAGGGTGGTTCCAGCAGTGGCGGAAATGACAGGAACGACGTTCGCCGATGCCGATAATACGGTCTGAGCTGCAATATTCTTGATATACAACCATCTGCCCGGGTAAGACGACGCTGCCTGCAGCGTCACCGTGATCGTACCGGACCCATTGAAAATCAACGACGAGTCGTTGGTCGTCAGAGTATATGTCGACGCCGTGATGGTCTTGGGGGTGTTGGTTCCAAAGTTCGACCCGACAGTCACCGAGCCGGTGGAACTGGAAATCCCGATCGCGGCGGTCACCCCAGCACCGGAAACATAGCTGTAGAAAACGAAATCATCGCCGGCGGGAGACGCGCCGCCGCCCAGGAGCGACGAGTAGTTGCCGATCCCGAACAGGTTGGTCCCGTTGCGTTGAAAACTGAAATGGGCGCCCGAATTGGTCCCGCTGGAGCCGTTGAGGGTAACTCCCGACACCTGACCGTTAGTTGTTCCGCCCGCGCCAAAGGTGTTAGTACCGCTGACTGTGACAGTCAGCAAACCCCCAAAAGTCGCCGTACCCGAGGTTTGGAGGTTGCCGCCGATGTTCATGTTGCCGGCCGCGCCGATGCCGCCGGCCGTTGTCAGTGAACCGGTTGCGGTGCTCGTTGACGCTGTGGCGTCCGCGATAGCGACGGCGCCCGCGAAAAACGCGAGCGTACCGACATACAATTTTTTCGCAATCGCGAGGCCGCCCGCGATAGTGAACGCACCACCGGCTGACGATGACGACGCATCGGTCGTGTTGGTGACGTTCTGCGTGCCGGAGAAAGAGTTGTTGATTGCCAGGCCAGGGAGATCCTCGGCGAGCGCGACAACCGCCACCTGCGGCACCGTCGAGAAGTTGATTTTCGACGTGCCGCCCGACGAGTTGAACAGAACCGTTGTTCGTGCGAGAACGCCGGTCCCGGTGCTATAGGCGCCTTCGCCCAACTCCCATTGACTGAGGTCGGCGCTTTCGGCGCGGTATTTGTAGAGCGCGCCGCTGATGACGTTGGCCGCCGCCGGGCTCTGGTATCCGGGCACGACGGACGAATAGGTCCAGTCCGTGGTGCCACCGGCCGTTGGATTGAAACGGCAACCGTCGAGAAATGCTGCCATATCAGGCAATCGTCAGAATTGGCGAGCCAAGGCTGACCGTAAAGGTGTTGCCGTTGGTCAGCGTGATCGCGGTGCCATAGTCCCACCAGCCGATCAGCGGTTGGGTGCCCGAGGTGGAATTGTAGAGCACGGCAAATTCGAACGGCCCGATCGAGCCGCCCGATGCGGTCCAACTCGGATTCGTGCCGCCCGAAAATGAAAACGTGCCGGACGACTGAGAGCCGGTAATCGTGCCAATCGACGCGCCGCCCGCCGTATAGCCGTTCGCCGTGGAGAGGTCGGCAGGCGTGTTGTAAACCGTGTTGCTCGCGGTCGGCGTTGTATTGGTCAGATAGACCTTATAGACCTGAGACGTTCCGGTCTTCATGTCATGCAGCGCGTGGGCCACATCGCCGACGAACGTGTTGAATTTGTTGAAAGCAGCCATTTCAGAACACCTGTCCGGAGATGCTGACCTGCATCGGCCCGGCGTTGAAGGTTGAAGTCAGCCCGAGATTATTCAAATCGTTCAGCGCGCTGGCGAAGCCGAGGCCCCAGGTCTGGATGCGGTCGTCTTCTTTGATGTAAGGAGCGGATTCCAGGAGCGCGCCGTAAAGATACAGATCCGGCGCCAGCGTCAGCAGCCAGTTGGTGCTATTCGATGCGAGCGGCGGAATGTTTTGCCGATACACCATCTCGATGGTGTACGGCTGGTCCGGAGACGGAGCCAACTCAATCTCCGTGCCGAACACGGTGAAGTAAAGCGGCTGGGTGGCGACATCGGAGATACTGAAGCGATATTCGTCCATCTGCGTGCCCGACTTGAATGCGAGACAAGGTTTTCCGGTCACATTCGAAAGCCGGACCCTGCGCATCGACTGAAAGTCGCCTGGTAGCGAAATGAACTCCGGCTCGGCCGATGCCAGGTTCACCACTGCGGTCGCGCGAGATTCCATCTGCCGCACAAACAGTTGACGGTTGAACTTCGCTTCCGCGAGCTGGATGAAGGTCGGAATCCGGGCAATCAGCGTTGCGTCCTGATCCCTGGCGAGATATTCGGTCACGGCCGCTTGTAGCGATGCATAGTCGACGATTTGTGTCACGATAACCCCGCTGACCAGCCCGCTTGCAATTTCGGCCTATCGGTTCGCAGATAGGCCCATTCGGGATCGCTGAGTTTTTTTTGCACAATTAGGTCGAACTCTGGCGAGAACATGCGCAAGGAGACGTTACCCCTGGCGTGCTCTTCGTCGAGCCACCTGACGTAAATGATGTTGGGAATGCGCGCGACGTGGCGTCCCCAATCGCCGCCTTGTTCGACACGGCGCGATTCCTTGTTCCACTCCAGGATCGGCTCGACATCCTGGACATGCTCGATCGCAAGGTCTCTGCCGTTGCTGTCGAGATGGGACCGGACCAAAACGCCGTCCATCACGACATTTCCGTAACCCACAACGTTCCCGCCGTCGCCGTGACGAGTCCGTTGGTGGCTGCCTTGATGGCGGAAATGCTCTGACCCGGACTGACGATGACATACTCGATCATGTTAGCCGGAAGATAGGCGTCGGACGTGGTCGCGGTCTGCACGCCATCGCCGACCCGGTAGCAGCAGGCCGAATCCGCCACCAGGCGGAGCTGATAAGTCTCAGGACCGAAGACGTTGGCGATCGCTGCACTCGCGTCAAATGCAATGGTCTGCGTGCCCCCTACGCGGGAGGACGGATGCTTGGGAAAGAACGACATCTTATGCGGCCCTCACGACGATGGAGAAATGCATCGGGATCGATGCGCCCGACGCGCCCGACGGCGTCAGAACGATCACGTCATCCTCGTTCAGGTAGGTCGGTGACGGAGGTATCGCCGAAAACAACTGGCCCGCGGCCGACCCCGACTGTGGCACGCCGAAGGTCGCAACCGTGTTGGCGTTGACCGATACGGTAACGGTGCCGTCCGACGTGATAATCGCCCCGCCGAGAATGCCGGTTGCCTTCAAGAGCCGACAACGAAAGGGGGCACGAATGTAGGCGACGACAGGGGTCGCGCCGCATGACGGCGTGTAGGCCGTGAGATCGATGGTGTTGAGGGTATGATTGCTGGGTAGTGACATCTAATTCTCCGGAAGATTATGCAGGAGCGAGCGGACGATCTATTCTCTCTTCATGGCCGGGCTTGTCCCGACCATCCGTATTTTCGCAGCCACCACGCCGTTGAGACGTGAATGCCCGGCACGAGGCCGGGCATGACGGCGTCAATACTATCGGTTGCGTTTGCGACGAGGCCCTTAGGACGCGGTGTTGTCGAAAATGCCGCCGCTCGATTTTTCGTTGCGGGCAACCAGCGCGTATTCGGCCAGGATCTGACACCGATCGGAATCGCCGGTCTTCGCCAGCGGGATCGAGATCATGTTGCGGCTGTTCAAATAGGCCACCGCCCATTTGTCCATTTCCAGCACCAGCACGTCGCGGCTGCGCTGGAAACGATTCGCCACCACCTTAAGCTTGCCGAAATCGGACTCGTAGGCATCGACCGAAGCCACGATCTTTTTCGACTTGGCCTCCTCGATGGCAGTGGCGCGACCGGTGAACGTCGAGAACACCTGCTTGTTGAAGGCGCCGGTCATGATGGTGCCGGGCTTGCCGCCATTGGTCCAGATCGAGGACAGTACGCTTTTCAGCCGCGCTTCGGTGAATGCGATCTGGGTGCCGTCGCTACGCGTACCAGTGCCATCAATGGGAGACGGATCGGCAGGCGAGCCGGCGGTGCCCTTCGAGGTATTGGACGCGATCCAGGACAGGATTGATGCCGTCAGACGGGGCGTCGTGGTGTTGCCGGTGACCTTGGCCTGATTGGTGCCGACCAGAATGGTTTCGATGTCGCGCTTGAGTTCGAGACCCTTGAGCATCTCCTGATACGCAAGCTCGTTATCGCGGCCGGCGTGATCGACCGCCTGCTGGGTACCCGACACGCGCGCCACCTTGTAGGAGATCTGGCAGAGATTGCCGAGGCGAACCGTGGGCGTGGTGGCGGTGGTGGTGGGATCGTCGCCTTCGAGCTGGGCATTCGAAGAAGATGCTGCGGCAAGCGCTTGCGTCTGCCATTCATGATTTACCGCGGTCGCCTTCTCTTTTTCGACGCCGCTCATGAAGGGTGTATCGGTCGGATCGATGCGATAGATCATATCGCTGAGGTCTTCGCGGTTGCCTACCGCCTGGTAGGTGGCGAAGGTGGAAGTCGGTATAGACATAAGAGTTATTCCTTCGGAATGACCCGGCAAGACTCAAGGTTGCGCCACGCGCAGCCAGTAAGCCGCATGCTTCGAGCAAGCCGGTATGTGCGCTCTCGATGCGAGAGCCTGGATGGGTTCTGACTTTGGTGTATCGGCGCTTTTGGTTCCTGTTCGCGGATGCAGCCTGTGACTGCATTGCGCGAGGCAAGGTCTTTCAATCGCCGGTTTACATCCTTCGTCCAAGACCTCGGGCACCAGATGGCGCGGAAGCATCGCTTCCGGTTCCGATTCCCCAATGTCTTCGCCGGGCGCCCGCTCATCTTGCAGGGTCGGTGTTGGCTAATCGCCAATTCGTTTGCTGCGGTCGCCTAAATCAGCGCGCTCGGCAGACTTCTGTTGTTTGTTGCTGTGTCGGGTTGCACGAGAAAGCCCGCGGTCAGTTTCCCGGCGCGGGCTCAATTCTTGCGATGTTGAACATATGCAGGTGATTTGCCCGACGTGTCAATTTCTGGCAACGGCTCAGATGCTTGCCGGCGGACGCCGATCCGCCTCTAGCCCCCGCTGGATTTGCGGGCGTTGTAGAGCGCCCATGCATCCCTGATACTGCCTGTGCGTGTGAGCCTGTCTTCGAGCGCATGCAGATCG